CATCTACGAAATGGCCCGGGACGCTGATGATTACAACGGTGATCGATTCCATCCAGGCACAGAAACCAATCAAGCCTGGGCCGAGCTAGTCAGCCAAGCCTTGAATGTATCCTAGCACGGATTTTGGCCACAGCATGTTGGGTCCAATCCGTGCGCATGATCAAGTTGTGATTGTGCTCAACTATGGGCCGGATCTTGTCAAGAATTTGGTGTTGGGGCAGTAGACACAACTGTCTGACTTGTTCAAATGCCAGGAACATGCGAGTGTCAAAATCGGGTTCTAGATCATAGCTTTCATCAATCACGGTGCCAAATGTTTGGAACCCCAACTCGTGTAAGTTCGCTAAGAACTTGTAGCCGGAAAATGCCACAAACAGCCTGCGGGCAATAAATGCCTTGGCTGTTTTTTCACTATAGAAACTCAGCGAGTTGTCGCAGTCGGTCTCGGCTATGATAGTGTAAGCAGTGTTGTTGTACACCTGCACGGGTATGACCTGACTGAGATGACATTGATGTCCGTGATAACTTACCCAGTCAGCTGTGCCAATTATTTCTTGTTGAGGTACACAACCGGGCTCCCATATAAAATAATCTTTGGCGTAAAAGTCTGTGTTTTTCCAGTCACCACCGTAGGTGGCAATAATTTGTTTTTGTAGATCACTATGTTCAATGGCCTTGGCCACAAAATCACGATGTGGCTTGGGACTTCCCAGCAGAGCGTCAAAACTCTGAGGTTTGACAGCAAACGGTCTGAGCTCAGACAACTGCTCGCTCAAAGTCTTGTATACCGTGGCCGTGGTCTTGAACCAATCACCCCAGAATACGATGTGTTGTTGCATGTCTGGTCTATCATTGACCAGCCCAGGCTGGCACCAATAAACATTTTCCGCATGACACTGGTCATACATGGTCCAATGATAGTTGTGTAGCTCGCTCTCTATGCAAAATACCAAGTCACTGTGTTGACTAAGTTGTTGTACCTTGTGTTCAAAATTTTCGTAGGCATCGGGTTCATCGTAACTGAGATGCATGCGATGCGCCGTGAAAGCAAGTTTGAGTGTGGCCGAGCTGGCAAGATATTCTGATAAACGGTGCGTGATCACGAAGTTGTCGAGAGACAAATACGGAATCCATTCACGATCAACCACTTCACTGTCGCTGTAGATAATAATCATGATTTGTAGTTTTCAAGAAACTGTTCGAGATTGCCATACAGGTTGACCCAGACTGCCTCTTGGCTGCCAAAAAAAACTATCTTTTTGGGTATGCCTTTGGTGGCTGAAATATAGTAGGGCATCTGCATTTTTCTATCCAGGGCCAAGATAAGGCGTTGATTGAATTGATGAGGATCCTGTATTGGCCACTCGTAGCGTGCCAGATCTAATTGTTCTGTGAACACTGCGTAGCCAGGCCCAGTCAATCGCATGCCGCCGTTTTTTCTTCTGTTGAACCACCAGGTGCTCATGGCTTGTTTGACTGTGATGCCCGAGTCAGGATCCAGTTGTGCGACCAGCTGTGCTGTTAGTTTTCTTTTGTCTCGCACTTCACGGATATATCTGATCGCCGGTCTGAAGCAACACCACAGTGAATCTATCGGTCTTGAATTGTGTGTTGAGTTTTCGTGCCAGATTCCTGGCATGCCCTGGATTGCTAAATGAGACCTTTTTGTATTTGGGGCCCGGATACTGCACCAGGAGATTGGATGTTTTTAGATTGATGGGTTGTTTGTCATAGAACACGGCCCACACTCCCTCGGATGCCAAGACCTGCTCGGTCTTGTAGGTGGTTTTGTTGGTGTGTTCGATCAACACACGAGGTTTGGGTCGGCTCATGGCATAATACTCCTACATTTATTTATGCCAAAATATAGGTATATTTTAGAATGAACCGCCTTGTATTTCCACCTTGATTGTTTCTTCCGCGGCAGTTTTTATCTGATGTTCTTGCAGACTCTGCAGGGTCAACAACAAGCGAGTTATGTCCGCATGCAGATCTCGGGCTTCATTCATGGTCATGATCAGGTCACGGGCTCCGCGGGCTTCTTGGCCCCGCACACGGTCAACAAATTTCTGTAGGTGTATGGTCATTGGCCGCACTTTCTGAGTGGAATGGTCCTGCATGTTCATAGCGTTGTAGCACTATGAGCTTGGGTGCCAGCATGGTCTGCCAGCTACGACCTCGCCTGACACGATACCAGCCGGCCGCGAACCATGATTTGCTCTTGGCAGTGCGAGTGTACACCGGCAGGTGTTGTGTGACCGACCACATGGCGTTGTACACACGTCCCTGGATGGGATATCCATGTACCTGGTTGTCAGGGACCACGGTGGTCACATGAGGTCTTGATTCAAACTTGATGTTGACTTTTTGTGCGGCCATACGTATGGTGGGAAACTGTGCAGTTTCATTGCGGATGCGTACCTGGTATCCGCCGGCACAGGCCTGCACATTGCCCACCTTGCGATCGTTTTCCTGCAAGATCCAAAATTCATTGTCTATCACGGGTTTAGCTACTAACGTCATCGAGCACTCCTTTGTAGGTTTCATTCATCCAACGACCAAAACTGTCAGCCGACTCACTACACTTGTTCAGCTCATACTTGCCACAGAACTGCATGAATCTCACGCCCACCTGACCCACGTCCTTGTGGCTGATCTGTTCACGTATGGCCGCGTCCACCGTGGCCTTGACCTCCACAGGCTGTGCTGTCAAATCAATCAAGGTCCTGTTGCGTTCATAGTCATCCAAGACTCTATGCTCTTGACCATCAGGATCCATCCAGCGTTGCAACATCAAGTTGTTCCAGGCATAGCCTTGTTTGGCCCGGTCCTCAAATGCTTCCTGTAGGCCAACCTTGTTTTTAGTACCTTTCGTTCTGACCCCGGGGTAAGCCGAGAACACATTGTCCGACGAGTCTCCACGCATGCACTTTTCGAACAAGAGCCATTCAGGATCAGGTACTTGCTTAGGCTCTTTAGACTTTTTATCGATGACTGCTTTTCCCTTAGCATCGAATATTCCTTCCAGGGTGATTAGTTCGTCGGTGATTCCGTTGTATTGTCGGACATTGGCGGCCACCAGCTGAACAAAGTCTGTGTCACTGCTGATTACAACATGTTCATCTTGGGGGTGCAGTGCGATCCAGCGAGCTATGACATCGTCGCCTTCGGCTGTAGCACAACGGATCACGCTACAGTTGGTTTTCTCACTCAAGTATTTAGTCAGACTATCATAAGTTTCCCAGAACATTTTGTCTTCTTCTAGTTCGGCTTCTGTGAGTGCCTGACGGGCCACAGCACGATTGTTTTTGTAGGGTTTGTACAGGTCTTTGCGCCAGCTACGGCCCTCCAGCGCAAACACCATGTGATCGGCTTCAAAACGTCGGGCCATTTTGTTGGCAGCCATCAGCGTGACGTGCAGGGCGAAACCCACTTTTTCCCAGGTATCTGCCGCACGGAAAGCTCCGTGTCTAGCACGGAAGAAAAGATTGGCAGTATCTACGAGAACATATTTCATACAACTATTATAACATTAAACTACAAATTTGTCAACTAAAGCGTGATTTTAAATGTGGCAACAATACATATTTTGTCCAGCTTAGGTGACCATCTGGACTGGGATGAAAATCATCTGTACAAAGCAGATCATTTTTTAAAGCCCAGGTATAAGGGTCGATTATGGGTTCTATCATATGATCAAGATTGTCACATGGTTTTTTTGGCAAATATTTTTTGATATCAAAATGCTCGGTTCTTGACGGTAGATTGGGATTTAAAAAATTTAAAAAAACAAAACGGAAACCTTTATTCTGGAGATAGTGCCAAGTATTTGTTATGATCAAATAATTTTTTATTGCTCGGGATTCTAGAGTTTGCACTGCAAAAAAATCTTTGTGTTGGATGATTGTATTTCCACGGCTTTCTGCTGAGGTACCACCTGTGATGGCACTACTTACATTATCGCTGTATTTGAACTCCCATGGATATTCCCTATTTATATTTGAACCTGGCGTAATCCAATCATCACGATCACTCCCGCTCCACATGACTATAACAAGACTTTGGTTTAGATGCGTAGATTCTGATTCTAAAGCCCATATAAGGCTGTTAGATATGTGAAAGTTTCCTGCTCCTGGTAAAGAGGTATCTAAAATATTTTCAAATCCTCCAAGATCTCTTAGATAATATGGCCATGCAACGCTTGTAGACCTACTATTGTTGTGAGTAAAACTACAACCGCTGACAATCAGATTCTTTAAGCCAAAATTAAAAACAGTTTCGAATTGCTTTTTAATTTCAGGTCGTGTGTAAAAGATCATAAAAATTTATGTTTAATGATATAATCTAAAATAAAACGGTGGAAAAATGCATGTCCATCCTGACCAAAATGCCATGAACCGGGTGTAACTGTTTCTATACCCTGAGAACGTATCAATGCGTCATACGTATAGTTAGCATCATACGGTCTAATATAACAGGTGCCCCAATCCTGTTGATCGGTTATTTTTGAAAAATCGTTATTGCCGTTAAAGAAAATGTGCTTGATATTCTGTTGTTCTAGCTCTGTATGCAACGCCAAAATCTCCATGTGGGCTTGTTCGGTTTTTTGCTTCCAATCTGTGCCTATCACAAAACTACGATATTTTTCTTGCAGTGCCTGCGGAACGTGGTCGATGCCACTGGCGCCTACTTGATGATATACACCATCGTACAACCATTCTTCACGCTCCCAGGTGCTCCATTGTATGATCACCAGCAGATCGTTATAGGACACTTGTCGACTCAACCAGTCACGTGTGGTACGCAAGATGCGAGAATTTGAACTGGCGCTTTCGGCCGCACAATGGAATCCGG